CGCCTATCGGTGCCCGCCAATCGAATCAAAAGAGCGAAAGAGCTACAAGCCCTGATCGCCGCCGAACAACCCGAAGACCGCACCCTGGCCCGCGCACTAATCCAGCGAGGCCGGCAAGAATTCCAACTTCACGCAAAAGGCTAAAAAATGAAAACATCCACCGACCTATTGACCCAGCTCCGATTCCAAATGATCGCCATGGAAGAGTTACGCGAGGCGCTAGACCGCTTGGCATATTGGGCTGGAATGAACCATAAACATCTACCCGATGCCGCCATGACCGAAGAGCTAATGGACGCGGTCCACACCGCCCGCAATTTACTCGACAGATAACGCTTAAAGCCTCGCGTGCGGGGTTTTGGGGGCTATTTTGCCCAACATTAACAGGAGTTAAAGTTATGGAAACACACAAGCTCGTGCGAAACGATGGCACGCCCGCCAAGATAGGCCATATTTACATCACTAACCGGCTAGAGAGTTTCGAGCTAGTCGGCGGCCGGCCACCGCAGCACCCAGGCAGCACCGGCAGGGTTTGGGTAAAAGTGGCAAAAGACGCCGTGACAATAGAATTCTTTCCCTCTGTGATCGGCCTCAAGTGGGAGGCAATATGAAACGATGCGACCATTTATTGGCCGATAGCTGGTGGGAAAGCGATGGCCGGGGCATTCCCTTGGCTAGGGTTTGCGACCGCTGCTATGACGCCGTTATGTCCCTCTACCGGCCCGAAATACTCACCCATTACAACGAATCGGACGTTGACGAGCCGATTGAGGGGGACGAATGGTAATTACTAAACCCCAAGATATAGCACTCTACCGGCTTTTGACCCTGCGAACGGGGCTAAGGCTGGAGCTGCGCGGCCTAAAGGTAAGCAAAGGGCGCACGTGCTATGCAATCATAAAGCAGGAATTCGGATTCAAAGGCGACAAAGCCAGCGTGCTGGAGCAATTCGAGAATTATCTATCCGGCCAGTAACCCCTCTAAGCCCTGCCGCGCAGGGTTTAGGGGACGCTATTGTCCGAACTACTAGGAGAAAGTTATGCCCAATTGGTGCGCCAATTCCTGCCGTTTATCGGCCCCGCAAGACAACCCCATGATGGGGAAAATACTGGACGAACTGAAAAAAGGCCAAGATGCCGAGTGGTTTCAAGCCGTCAAGCCTGTGCCGCAGCCGCTTAAAGATGCCATCGCAGACCACGGAGAAATGTCAGACGAACAAAAGAAACTGGTGGAGGATTTTGGGCATCGTAGTTGGTACGACTACTGTGTGGCTGAGTGGGGAACGAAGTGGGACGCGAAAATTGACCGCTACGAGCAGGACGGCGACTCTATCATTGTTTATTTTGATACGGCATGGGCGCCACCCGATGGCATTTTTGCCGCAATGGAAGAGGCCGGTATCAAAGTGGAAGCCGCCTATTGCGAGCAGGGCATAGGCTTTATGGGTTACCGCAAGGACGGGGTGGATTACGTGTGCGATATGCCTGAGTACGAAGAGGACGAGGACGGCAGCACCACCGAAGCCTACTACGATGCAATTGACAAGGTTTGGGAAGATGCTGGCATCACCCACGCACCCGCCAACATGGGAGGCTGAAGTGTACCGCGTTTATAACCACAACCATACGTTGCTGGGGGAATTCAAGACCCAAAAAGAGGCCAACGACGAGGCCATGACTTATATGCGTGAAACAGGCAATGCCGCCTATGTGATGAAGGAGAAACTATGAAAGTCACTTTTACTTATAGCCAAATGGAAGCATTCGCAATTGGATACTTCCACGCGCGTACCGACCAGCACGAGCAAAACGACTTTATGACGCCGCTCGAGATATGGTCCTACCACCGAGGCTACGACACCGGCACCCAGGCGCTAAAGCTGGAGGTAATGCCATGAGGAAACGCTGGTTATACAAGGTATATCTCGCGGGCCGGTTTATCCGCGCCTTCACTTCACGGACGGCAGCTAGGCAATTTATGGAGGAAATGTCAGACTTTGATCTGCCATTTCTGATAACGCCCGATATCAATGGGCAAACCCCTTACATGATTGGAGAATTGAAATGAAAACGAGAGAACAAATGGTCTACGAATTGACAAAGCAGGAACTGGAGTACCTGTTCGATATGAATGGGGATTTTGAGGATTCTGCTCGCTTTTTTGCCAATGGAGGCTTTAACAAATACGAAGACGAAGAATTGCGAACGCAATGGGACGTTACATTCACCGACACACATGGAGCGAAAGCATGAACCCACGAATCAAACAAAGATGGTTAGAGGCACTCCGTAGCGGAGAGTACAAGCAGACTATGGAAAACCTGCAAGATAACAATGGATTTTGCTGCCTTGGTGTTTTGTGCGACCTTCACGCGAAAGAACGTGGCATGGACTGGGTGCGGCTCAATGATAACTATGAACTGTACGGCGAAGCCCAAACACTTCCGCTATCAGTACAGGAATGGGCTGGGCTGGATAATGATATGGGCGGCGTAGTCGATTTTGATTACGAAGACGATGGTGTTATGTACGTTAAATCGGAGTCTTTGCCTGAGATAAACGACAGGTGGGACAAAAACTTTAACGAGATTGCAGACCTAATTGAGGCCCAGCTTTAGAAAAAAGGACGGAGGGAGTCGGCAGCCGCTTGACTGCCAACCCTCTGCTCAAAATCGTTGAAATCCTCGCCAGCCTCTCCTAGCCAGTAGCGAGAGGCTATTTTTTTAGCAGTCCCTATGCCCATCGGGTCATTGTCGGCCACCACAATCGGGTTATCCAGCCCCTTGGCTATCTCCAGCATATTCCCAGCCGAAAAGCAAACGTGGATTCTGTACCGCTGCCGCGCCAGTTTTAACGCTCGGCGCACCGATAAGCCTGTGGCCAACCCCTCAACTAGAACGTCCGGCCCTTTGTTGTCGATGACCAGGCTCGCCCCTTTGGTCTGCTGCCCTGACAAAAACCGCTTTGTTCCGTCTATATGTATTAGCTGGAGGCCAACTAGGTTACCAGCTATACGCATGGGGACAGTTAAAAGCCCCTTCCACACTTTGGACGGCTCGGTAAATCCCTTGCGGACTAGGTACGGGTGCTGCTCAACTTTAACATTGTTAAAGATGAATGACGCCTTTTTAGCCGCCTCGACCTGCTGCTTCACCCTATCGTCGCGCTGCTTTTGGCGCTTGGCCGCAGCGTTTGGGTCCGGCACGAAGGGTTCGTTGGACACGTACCTGATTGGGGATTCGTGGACCGCATGGTTCTGTACGAGGCCACTTTTTCCATCAAAGATGTACGCGCCGTTCTTCTTTCGGGGATGGTCCTCTGTCGGCACTCTCACCCACCGGCCTTCAATCACATGGTCAATCATGAGGCCATTTTCTCTTGCGAAGTCTTCGAAAGTCATGCTCTAGCCTTTGCCCAAGCGATATTGCGGCTCTGAATCCATTGGAGGGTTTTAAAGCTGGGTGTTTTTAGCTCCATTCCAAGACCGCGAGGGAATGCTCCGTATTTCTCTTTGTACTTGTGTGCAGCCCAGCCGTCTTTGTATCCGCGCATTCGGCTGTAGTACAGAACCTCAGAGTAAAACTTCTGATTCTCGGCCACAAAAGTCTTCTGCCCCATCTCCAACTCAACCATATGGCCTGGGACGTTTAGCACTTCTTTCATAGGGCGCGTCCAGCCGCATTCCCCGCAAACTCGGTCTGGCCATATCCAAAGCGCACCGCAGCCGCCGCACTTTGACTCACTTTTCTTCTTCTCGGTAGGCTCTTTCTTGGTTGATTCAGCGCCTTCGTTTAACTCTGTTACGCCTTCCTCAAACAATTCGTCCCATTCTTTTCTGAAACGTAGGTAGTTTCCTGAATGGTCCAGCCATATGCCATGCGTTTTCCCATCGCAGGGTCGCATGATTCGGCCCATTTGCTGGACATGGGAGGAAAAAGACTTGGAAAACGGCCTAGCAGACACGCCAATCAGCACATCAGGTACGTCAAAACCTCTAGTTAGTATGTCCGTGGCAATTAGTCCGTGAATTTTCGTGTCAGGGGCGCTGAAATCCTCAATTGTGTCCCTTTTGAAGTCATCATCCTCCTTGTAGGAGATGGAAACGAAGTTGTAACCGCGCTCGTTGAACTGCCTAACAAGGTCGCGTCCATGCTCTACGCCGGAGGCAAACACCACAGTCTTTTTAGGACCGCCGAACAGTTGGTTGGTCTTGTTAATCCACTCATCAACTATATCGCCGGTAATCTGCATACCGCGCTTGGTTGTTTCATCCTGTGACCATTCGCCGGCCACCTTCTTAACGCCGGTCATGTCGATCTCTTTGGCTATAAAGATCTTTAGAGGGACTAACCACTTCTCATCTATCAACTCCCCCGTAGGCTTTGCTCCGACTACATGGGTGTAGGTAGATCCTAGGCCGTTAGTGAATGGGGTCGCGGTCAGGCCAATCACCCGCATTTCAGGGTTTTCTTTTATGTACTCTATGATTTTCTGGCGTTGGATATGGCACTCATCAATTATTAGAAGGCCAACTTTTGGAAAGTCATCCCTACGCTCCAAGGTCTGCGCGCTGCACACCTGGATTCTCTCGTAAGGACGCTGCCGCCAATGATCTTGCTGCATCACGCCGTGGTTGATGCCGTACTTAGATAGGCGCGTGCTGGTTTGGTTGACCAACACAATCCTATCTAGCACCATCGCAACCTTGATGCCTTTCTTAGCCTCTTGAACCATGATGTGCATGGCTACTTCTGTTTTACCAAAACCTGTGGCCGCATACAAAAGCTGACAACGATGCTCCTTGAAGCCTTCGTCAATCTTTTCAATTACATCCTGTTGGTGGGGTCTGAGTTTTAGCTCAGACATGCTTAAACCTCTTGTGGTTTACAACCTTGGATATGGTCTGCCTTGCAACCCCAAATTCTTCGGCAAGTGTTTTTTGCAATGCCCCTTGGCGATATTTCTCTCTAATTAAACCAATCTGAGATTCGTGAAGTTTTGCGCTTGGATGAACAGATCCGACAACGTGAGGATTACGGGGTGGAGGACTGTTGCGCTTCTTGCAAATCATGTCCTGAGTATTGTCTTTGTGCGTACCTAAAAACAAATGCTCAGGATTGCAGCACGATGGCGTATCGCATTTGTGGCATACGAGCATCCCGCTTGGAATTTCTCCCAAAAAATGTTTGTATGTAACGCGATGGGCTCGATCATTTGGCTCACCCCGACCGCCGGTTCCAATGATGCCGTAGCCAGCCCCATTTACTGCGCCCATAAAAATCCAACATCCTGAAAAGGGAATGCGGACAACTTTTTCTAGCGTTCTATCAATTGCTAATTTCATATGCTTTCTCCTACTGGGAAACCGCCCAGCTTCGGTGTTATGCGGCCTTTTCAGCTCTGCGCTTCCAATAGTTTATCTGTTTGAGCATCTCTGCATTCTTAGACATGAACTCATCCCTGCTCTGCGTCATGGATTTAAGTTTAGCCTCTAGCTCTTTGACTTGCTCACGCAACGACTCAATGGTTTCTTGGACCTCGGCTCGTGCCTTTTCTGAAACAGGCAAGGACCGCACGGCCAGCATATCTTTGAGCTTTGTGTTCTCCTCAGATACCGCGCTAATCTCTGTGGCCAACTCCGTCAACTTATCTTCTTCTTCAAACTCAGGTTCAGGATAAGCCGCAGGAAGTGCCTTACGCCCAATGTTTGCTGTGTCGCGGCGCTTGCCATCTTTACCAACAGTAGTTTCTTTCTTGAGTCCCAGCGCCTTGCGTACACGGCCAACAGTCATGTTGCTTACTTGGCATATTTGAGCTACTTGGGTATCGGATAGTTCGCCCAGCTCAATGTCTTCAAGGGCAAGCTGGACAACATAACGGCGCTCTTCGGGGGATCGGGGTTTGCCGTGTTGCGAGTTTGCTTTGAGTGAGGCAATGAAAGCATCGCGCTTGGTGCCTTGAGTGACGTTGGCGGAAATGTCTTTGTGTGCTGCGCGCTTGTGTGCGTGCCAGCGATGGAAGCCGTCAGAGAGCCAGTAGTGCTTGCCATCAAAGTGCAAGTCGATTGGCGGGAATTCCTGGCCTTCGAGTATCTCTTCGGTGTAGTGCTGGACCAGGGTTTCGTCTAGCTCTTTGCGGGGTTGTGTTCCACCATCAAGGCGGATTTTGCTCAACAAGATTTTTTCAGTCATTTCTTTCCTTTAGTAGTTGGCGCAGTTGCACCATTGCGTCTTTGAAGTCACCTTGCAATTGCATGATGACCTCTTGTTGTGCTTGCATCCTCTTGTAAGAATCAGATGCAAACTTTGCTAGGTTTTCATTGGACCAAGCTGCGAAGTCTGGCATGTCCATTTATCTCCTTTCTAATTTGGTTTAGGGCAATTTTGAGGCGGAACGATAACACACCAGACAGCCGCCCATTGTTTTTTGCTCTCTGTCCAGCGATCAATATAAGCATCGGGCATTTGCGTCAGCACGCGGTTGATGGAGCCTCGGTGTATCTCTGTACGTTCAGCGATTTCGCTTATTGTCAGCCCATCTTCGGCTTGTTTTAGCAGCATCCTTATGGCATGATGGTTTGACTTAAACATTGCGTCTCTTTCTCTTTGTTTCGTTTGGGTAGTGGTAGCCAAGCTACGCACCAATTCTTGTTGTAGAACCCTGTGCAACATATGCCGCCAGTTGTAAGTAGTAATACCTTGGTATCTTCAGGCGGCTGGGGGTCACCAGCATCAGGATACATAAACTCCTGCCCGCCTGCTAGGTAGTTATTCACCGTTCTTCTCCTTGAGCTTGGCTGTTTGCAGCCAGCCGTCAATATGGGCAACCTCTGCAAGCAAAGAGTCTCTAATGCGGGTTAGCAAACCAATATCATCTGAATCCAAGTGGTGTTGTGCGGGGTCGGTAAAACATTCAAACCCCTCATAAACATCTTCTAAAAGTTTACGCAGTGTTGTTTGAAAAGTTATGCGGTCATCATTGCCATATACGTCAATTGACATGTAAATGGTTAACGGGTCATTTACAGGCCCACCCTGCAACCCATCTGATGCATTTGTCCAAGTGCTAAATTGGACGGGCATAAAAAAACCTAATGAGCCATACTCAAGAAAATCCCCAACAGTGCATTCAAACACATCGTTGCTTATTTCATGTACCAATATTTCATCCATTGTTCTTCTCCTTGAGCAACTGCTCAATTTCGCGGGCAAAACCAATAGGCGTAGGTCTTTTGAAAGGTTCCCTTGACCAGTATGTTTTAGTAATCTCCTCATCCGTCAGCCCTACCCACGGGCGCTGTGGTGTAGTTACACCTTGCAGTTGCGGTATGTCGTACCAGCGGCTGGCGTAGACCATTTTGTCGGGGTCGGTGGGATGTGGTTTAAGCGGCATTGTTCTTCTCCTTGATCATCTTCGCAACATCACTTACAGTAAGCCCAAGTGCCTCTAAATCTGCTGGTCGGACAATAAAATACTTTGGTATCAAGGTCACCTTTTCGCCAGTCTCGTCCAAGTGTTTGCGGATTTCTATGAGCATGGCTTCTAGGCTGTCTTGTGTTAGTTCATCCATTGTTTTTCTCCTTTGTGTAGAGTGGTTTCACTTCAGCATGGGTTCCCTTTAGTTGCGCCATTTCAACTGCTTCGGCCTCAGTAAAAAACATATCATGTAAATTGCCTTCAAAGACTCCCCACGCCACAGGCTCCTGCGCTGGCTGTGCCAAGGCTTCTTTAATGGCGGTGATGGCATCGTCTATATCTGCCCGAAATCCTGGCAAATCTTCCAGCACATTAAGCGCCAGCTTCAATGCTTCACGCACAGACTCCTGCGCTGGCTGTGCCAACTTGTCCTGCGCCATAGCCTTTTTGCTTTCGTAGCCTGTCATGTCTGCTCCTTTGTAAATCCGCGCCACTTTGAGCCAACAAGCACCATACTTGAATGCGTAAATCGTGACGTGTAGTGCTTTTCTTGTTCAGCGTAATCTATTCGATCACTACATAGCCGCCATCCACGATGATCGTAGTAGCAATATTTATTTCCCTTGCTATTGGGTGTCCTGACTTCATAAACACCTTTATGCACGGGCTTGATGTGCGATGGGAACCAGTCTGTCATTTTGCTCATACATTGTTCCTTGGTACTTCTACGTTAATGCAAGTTCCTTCAAGTAAAGTTATTTCACCTTGTTTAGCTTCCTTTGACACTACAGTCATGTAAGCCTTTTGCATCTCAATAGCTGCCTTGCAAGCTGCTTCTGTCTTGTGCAAAGTTTGGCCTTGCATAAAGTTGCAGACTTCGCTAACACAAATAAAAATCACAGGGATGTAGATGGTCATGTTGTTCCCCTTAATTCATAATCTTTAAATACCGTTCCTTTGGTTGCATCACCCCTCCAGCATTCTTTAACCCAACCACGCTTGCCGGATTTATATGTGCGCCAATGACCCCTTGCTTGATGCCTTCGTGGGCTTGCGTGTGTCCCGCCTTGGTGTTCTTGGCTTGTCTTAGGCGGCTCAATCACTATTGTGTGCCAGTCGTATAGCGGTAGCTTGCCCTCTTTGATTTTCCTGCGATTTGTAAATGTGTCCTTTGCTGTTGGGACATACGCTTCAACTCTCATATCCAATGAGGCGTAAAACATAGCCACAATTGCACACATCATTGACTGGTCTTGCGGGTCAATTGGTTTGTCAACCTCACCCGTCTTTGGCTCTCCATTGTCTTCAGCAAACAAAAAAGTCCCAAGGTTTTTATACCCCGTTGGTTTCATAATCCAACCCGTCACGATGGTTGCCGCTGGCTCCGCAAGCACTGACAACATAAAGTCACCCTGCGCTGTCTTTCCACACAGCATCATGTTTTTGTACGGTGCGGGATGCAGTAAATACTTTTTTTGGTCGTAGCCAATGTATTCTTTGATTGCTCCCGTCACATCAAACCATTGCATCTGAGTTGGGTCAAGATTAGCAACCGACACCATCTTGACCATTTCCCGTACTAAAGGTGTCATTGCGGCTTCTCCTCGTCTCCAAAGTCCATATCAACAGGGTGCGGAACATCTTCATGCACAATAATGCCATGCTCATCTTCTGGTAAAAACTTACCGCATACTACGCAGTAATAGCCTGTCATGTTGTTCCCCTTTCGCGGATAGCATACGCACAGTCTTTTGGCCCCAGCGAAGGCCATTGACCTACTTCTTCACACACCTTAGCGCACTCTTCACGCTCATCAGCACGGGCTGCTGCTTCTATCAAGGCGGCAAAACGTTCAATTTCTTTACGCCCAACGTTCGTGTATGTAGCCCAGATTTGTGGAAAATCATCAAAATTAAAAGCCAATCCAGCTTCTTCAGCCATCGCAATGATGTTCATAGCTTCCCCCACCATGCTGCAAACAGCATACCCATTACACCAACTACAGCCACGATAGCAATCAGCAATTTGACGCTGGCAAACACTTCGTCTGCTGGGTTTGGGTCATGCAGTTCAGCGGGTTCTTTATTCATGTAGGCTTTGTCTACTTCGTTCATTACTTTCTCCCCTGCGCCAAGATAGTGCAAATAGCTGCGTCTGCACCGCCAGCTATATCGTTCAACGCACAAGATACAACCATCGGGTCAGCGCCATTGCTAACAGCCTTTTCCCACTTGTCCCGTTTCCAGTGAGCGTTAAACGTGATGCACAATGCAACCACCGTTAAAAACGCCAGCAACATCCCCCATACACATAGCCAAAATTTTTCTTCGTTCATTTGTTACTCCTGTTTAATACATACAAAGCGCAAGTCCTTCAAACTTTCTTTTACCAATGACCTTGCCGCAGCACCCGCTGCCCAACAATTCCCCTCTGTCTTAAAGCCTTGGATATGGGTAAGCGCAACACTGTTGTCAGGGGCCAGCATCCCCGCATAGATATAAAGTATCAGTGTCCAGCCTGTCATTTGTTACGCTCCTTTAGCATCGCGTCTGCGATTTGGTAGCACTCAACAACCCTTTCGTCACTCCAATCCAGCGTCAGTGTCTGCATAGCCAACGCTGCAAAAACGTCACGCATTGTCATGTCCCTTGCGTAGCCTCCGGTCTTGACCATCCAGTCGGTGTAGTCTTTTGCTATCTCTTGTGTGTCTTTCATTTCATTTTTCCTTCAAAAATTTCGTTTACTAACTCGTGGCACAGTTCTTTGAACCTTGGCGTGTATGTCTTCACACTGTTTTCATACCGCGCAATTTCCTCGCCGTCTTTGAAATACACCAGCACTGCCCGACCATCCACATGCCCACTGTAGGTCTGAAAATCAGGTATGTAGTGGTCAAACGATTGCAGTATTGACTTACGGTTTTTGTTTATCTCGCTTCTGTCCACACTTCCACCAACTATTTCTCTGTCGATGGCTCGGCCCATAGCTTCATACAGTTCTTCTTTAGTCACTTGTACTCCTCCAGCCTTGCGTTAAGGCGCGCAATTCGAGTGACGTTGTAGTCCACGATTGACTGTGTGTATTCCACAGCAGTCTCAGCTTCGAGCTTTTCCAAGTGGGCATGTGCCAACTCCCTTGCGATGACCTCAAGGGGCGATGGTTTCTTGAACGGCTCCTTGAGCATTTCTGTGAGGGTTACTTTACGCATTTTTGGCTCCTTTTTTGCGGGCATAGTAGGCTCTTGCATAAGCGTTCTTTTTCTCACGCGCAGCTTTGCTGGCTTTATTTTTTGCATACCACTCACGCTGGTACTGGCGTTTATTTTCCCTTGCTTTGTCTGCCGGAATAGAAAACGCCTTTCGCTCCACCGCCTGAATAAAAAGCTTGTCCTCTATATGTCTTATCTTTTGTTCTAGTCTCATAATCCATCGGCTGTGATCGCCGTTAAAGTCCGTTAGGTCTTTTACCTGCTGCTCTAGTAAAGCTACTCTCTTAAAAATGTTCCAACTCATTTGCTTTCTCCTAAGTTAAAAGGTGAGGGTACTCGCTGCACTGTAGCGGACTAGCTTTGGCGGCACGACATGCGTACTAGTCGAGGCGACTTCAACTCCAGCATCCGCTTTCCCCTCGTAAATATCATACCACATGAATTCCTAGCTTGTCGACTGTTGTGTCATCAATGCTAAGCCCTCTTACCCGTTGACCCTCCCTCCCCCGGCTGCTGGGTGTTGGATGGCTAACGACTCTTTATCAAGGTGCTTTGACTGGTTTTTATGCAGTCTACGGCTGGCCAAGCCGCCCTCCCCTGGAATCCCGATAAAGCCAGTTCTCACCGGCTTGTCGATCATCTCCCAGCGGTCTAGGGTATGTGTCATTGCTGACAACCTTGTTTATTCCTTTTGGCTTACGCTACTTTGGAGGTGCGGGTCACACCGAGTTTTTTGTCTTTACTTCCACGCTGGCGATACAACCACTTGCTAACGGATGGAGTCCG